CATTAATGTTAACACCAATAGCATCCTTAACCATCTCAGCCCAACTTCTAGGAGTGTCGGCTATACCTTGGATAGGAGCTATACCTGCTTGTTTAAAATAACGATCACGAGCTTTACTAAGTTGTTTCTCATTAGCTTTAAGATACTCTGCTAATTTGTCTTTAGTAGGGTTCTTAGCTAAGTCATTAAGCTTCTCAGCATCTTTAGCAGCTTCAGCAACAGTCTCAGCAACAGGCTTTTCAGCTTCTCTAAGTCGTGTTTGTAATTCTAAATCACCAGGAGCAGGTGTCTTTGGTTCTTGTTTAAATGCTTTACTAAGATCTTTCTTACCAGCTTTAATTGCATCAAGAGCATCTTGTGTAGCTCTCTTTTCAATAGCAATAGCATCTGGATGTTCAAGATCTAGCTTACCATCCTTACGTGGATAGTTAGCGTGGTCATCGTTAGCTACATGTGACTTCTCATGTTCAATTAAGAACTGTTCATATGTTTCTACATCAGGAATAAGTTTCTGAAGTTCTTCTTTTGTGATACCAAGCTCTTCAAACACACGTTGTTTCTGTGCACCTGTACGACCTTCACCTTCAAAGATATACTTAAAGCCATTATTAAAGTCATGAGCAATAGCTGCATGGTTTAATTTAAATGAACCATCTGCACTAGCAGAAGCTAAAGGACCTTTAGGAATACGACTAGCTACAATAGGTTCTGTTTTAGTCTTATCAAGTAATGCAGCTCCTTTAGGAGTCTCTGTTTTAACTTCATTAAGTTTATTAACAGTCTGCCAAGCAGCCTTACGTTCTTCCATGTCTTTAAACAAAGAACTAATAACATGGTCTTCATAAATATTACGTAGACCTGTTTGAATAGCTTCACTCTTTTCAGCACCTGCTTTAATAGCAGAGTCATAACCAGATTTAAACAAACCAAACTGTTCGTCAGTAGTAAGTAATTTACTGGCTGTGTCTTTAGTTAGACCTAACTCAGTAGATATCTCTGTATGAGCAGCATCAAGATGTGATGGTGTTTGTTTAATCTCACCAGTAGTTTGATCTACTACAGTGTCCTTACCATGTACATCTGCATCAAAACCTTTAAAAGCTTCTTTAGCTTTATCAGCTTCTTCATTAAACTTATGTTGACGTTCGTCTTGTTTTTGTTTCTGTTCAAATGCAAAATCAGAATCAGCTTTAGACTTACGTTCAAGATAGTCAGCACGTTCTTTATCAGTAGGTGTTGTTAACTTTTCTGTGATCTTATCTTTAACCTTAAGCTTACCTAACAAGCCGCCAGTAAGTTCAGCAAGAACAATCATAGTACTATCAGCAAATACTTGCTTTTGTCTAGTAGACATATTAGTAGCATCAGCTACATGATCAACAAAGTTATCACCTAACAACTCACCAGCCTTTTCCATTGTTTGGTTCCAGCCAGTTGATGCCCACTTTTCTTTATTACCACCTACAACTTTACGGATAGGATCACTTAGTTGTTCAACTAGTTTATCAGTTTCACGGCTAACAGATTTAGGATCTTTACCAAATACAGGAGCTACAGTTTCAGCAATAAGACCACTTAGATTAGCAGCCATAGGTACTACACCTAATATAGTATCAGCAAGAGAACCAAACTCTCGTCCTAATGCTGCAGGTGCATCCTTAAACTTAAAGCGTTTCCAACCTGTAGGATCTTCTGCATCACGTCTAAATGCTTCAGGACTCTTAGGATGTTTATCATCTTTCCATAGTCCTAGCTTTTGTTGAATAGCATTCTCAGCAGCTTTAGTATATTCAGATGATTTATCATAGCGACCATAATGATGAGCAAAACCTCCTTTAACTAAATCAAAGTTAACATCCTCACCTTTATGATTAATCTTACCAAGGTAACGACCATGCTGGTCTAGTTTATCCCAACTAAGATCTACTTCTTGATTAAGAATCTTATCACTTAAATACTTCTGTGCATCTTTACCAAACTTTTGTTTAAGTTCTGGAGCATCAATGGAGCTAAGACGTACAGTATACTTATGACCATCTTCATTATCTTGTACAGTAACAGTATCACCATCATGCACTTCAATAACTTTACCACGAGCTGAACCACCAGAATTGTAATCTGATGATTCTTCAGTAGCAAGCTTAGCCCCTTTAGGGCCTTCAACTAATTTAGCACCCTTGGGTCCTGTGGACTTCTTTTCAGTAGTCGCTTCAGACTTTGTATTATCACCAACAGAAGACATTATTTGTTCTTCTGGTGTTGCTCCCATAGGTGCTGCCATAGTTACTCCTTAATATAAGTCTGTCCGTCTGTCCAAACAAAGCGTGTGCCTGAGTCTAGTTTATCAATCTCAGCTTGTGTTTTAACTTCTATTGCTTTTTGAGACTTAGCTTTAGATGGTGTTGATTTCTCACCACGTCTAACAGCATCTTGTTTTTTACGTAACTGACGAATCTCTTCGTTAGTATTAGCTTCATCAGTAGCTTGAGCAGCTTTCTCTTCATCAGTTAAACCACCCTTCTCACGTTTAACTTTAAGATCTTTTAGATGCTCTTGTTTCTTTTCAATGTCTTTATCATATTCATGAATAAGCTTATCTTGTGCAAGACCAGCCATAAACTCTTTAATAGATAAATTACCAGCTTGAAACGCAGCCATGTTACGAACCTGCTCACGTTTAAGATCCATAGCCTCTAGTTTAAGTTCATGGTCCTGTTTCATCTTAAGGATTTTCTGTTCAGCAGTAAGCCTATCCTTAGCAGTCAATACAGATTGTTGTAGTTTATCTTTAAGTATTTTAAACTTCTCAGGATCATCACCAATCTGATCTAGTTGGGCAATGATTGCCATCTTCTGTTGAGTTGGTAAGTTTGAATTAACTGCAGCAGTCTTAGCATCAGCGGCATTATCAAGAGCATTAACAGATTGTTCAAACGCTTCTAGTCTGCTTTGATTAAGTTCAAACTGTTTAAGTTCATTATTAATCTCAGACTTCTTAGCCTCTTGTGCACGCTTCTCAAATGAATCAGCAATGTTAGCTTCACCACGTTGAGCAGCCATCTGTGCTGCAAGTTTATTAACTTTAAACATATCTGCAGGTTTAACAACACCTTCTTCTTTATCAGCAGCTTGTGTTTCTGCATATGCCTTTTTAAGTGTATCTTTTTCAGTTTGTTTCTCTAAATAAGAACCAACAATTTCTGCACCTTCTTTAAAACCACTTAACATTGTTTCCATAGATTACCCCATGTATGAGTTATAAATAGATGCAAGGCCACCAATACCTTGTCCAACTTGTGACATATAGCCACCAGTAGTTTTCTGATTAGAAGCAGCAACTTGAGAAGCTGCAACAGCTCCAGATGCGGGAGATGCAGAAGCACCAGATGTTTGCATTAAATTACCTAACATAGTGTTATAGTAATTACTAAATGTATTTTGACCTAAGTTCATTAACGCAGCTTGTTCACCGCCAGATTGTCCAGCTCCAGCAGCAGCAGCACCTCGTTGAGAAGTTAGCATGCCCTGTGCTAGTTGTTGTTGATAACCAGGCATTGACATAGCAAGAGCAGGGTTAGCCATTAGTGCTTGTAACTTAGAAGCATCACCAGAACGATATGCAGCATATGGATCTGCAGCAGCAGGATTAGTAGTATTGCCACCAACTAAACCAGATACACCACTAGCAAGAGTACCTGCAGCACTTACACCACTAGCAATTTGACTAGCAGTTAATCCTGTACCAAGGACACCAGAATTAGCAGCAGCATTAACACCGCTGGCTATTTGACCAGCATTTAATGCAGCATCAAGTGTACCGCCTGCAGGGATACTAGAAGTATATCCTCCTAAATTAGCGGCAGCCTCAGTTGTAAGTCCTGTAGCACCTAATGTATTTGAAGCATTTAAAGCTGCTGTTCCAGCATCAATAGCTCCAGTAATAGAACCACCTCCAGCAGTAGCACCTAATATAGCAGCGTCAGTACCCATAGCTGCACCACCTAAAGCACCTGCTGATACTAAACCACCAGCAGCAACGGCATCTGCAGTCAAACCAGCACCAGCCGCTATAGCAGCAGTACCTGCATCTACGACACCAGCAGCTAAACTAGTACCAAAAGCATCCATCACTACTGGAGCAACTATATCCGCAGCAGCTGAAAATCCCATAATATTATTCCTATAATAGTTTACCAACTATCGCATCTTCATCATTATAACCCATGCGATATAGTATGTTTCTAAAGTCTTTATGGAATTTAATATGCCATACAACTTTAGTAACATTAATCTTTTTTAACTCTTGTTCAGAGACTTTAAGTAATTTAATTCCAGCCATACCTTTTCTATACTCAGGTAACAAATAAAGAACATCATTAGATGCTACCTTAGTTGAGTTATAGTGCATATGTTGGTTAATAAAGAATATAGAATAACCTATCAATCGACTATCATCACGTGCTGTAATAATACATAACATATTATTATCTGATAACATTTTATACCTATTCCAATCTGGATCTAAAGGTATAGCTTGTTTATTAAGAGCAATCTCTTCATAATGAAGTTTAATTAACTCTTGAATATCAGGTACAACCTGTTCATATGTCTCTACTTGATAAGTTACCATTCTCTTTATTTCCTATACTCTGTAGGTGCTGCTTGATCTTGTTCAAGCTCACCAATCTCAAAATCTATTTCAGCAGCATCTAGTCTTAGAGGTACTGGATCAGTTACAAGGAACTCCCAAGCACGTCTACGACTTGAACCTGACTGATATATTTGAGATCTAGTTTTACTTAAATCTACTGTTCTATAGTTTGACCACGTTTGGTAGTCGTCATCTGTATGTCTTATCTTTAATGTAGCAGATACTTTGTCTCCAATGATCTCTACACGTTGATAGAACTTACGTTTAGTTGTTCCACTATCTACAATATCTGTTACACATCTACAAAAGATTGGTGCACCAGAGTCTGAATACTGTGTGTCTGACAGGGTATATAACTTACCATTATCATCATCCAGTAAATAATAAACACCATTATAACCTGTATAGTAACTAGGTCTAAAATAGTTCTCACTGTATACTGTTGGATCTTGTCCAAGGTCTTCAGAGCCTAAGCACCACAATGACCATTGATACCATGTCTTTTCATTTACGTCAAACACTAATGTCATGTTAAGATCATGTAATGTAAGTACATAAAACATATGTCCATTAAACTTAAATGCATATGCTTTAACTTCAGCTAAAGTACTATTACCTAATATACGTTCAATATATGGCGTAGATACTTTAATAGGTGATACACCTTCCATAAGATATACAGAAGGGCCTACAGTTTTAGATCTACCTACCCATGCCACAGTCTGTTCAAACTGTACAATAGAATCCCCGCTAGCACAACCAATCTCTGACTTATAAGATTGAGCAACACTTAAAGGTGAACCAGTAGGATTAGCTGCATCATAAAAGAAGTCAATAGACCATTCACCAAACCCTAAGATATAGTTTAGGTGTTTAGCAATACCAACAAGGTTATCTGGTTCTGACTCAGCACTAATATAATTAAGTGCATCCCAGGATGTAGGATCATTTAATTGACAACCATAAATACGACCAGCTTTAGTAGCTACATAAATAGTAGAGTCAAGGAAGACTGCGCCAGGTACTAATGGTCCAGATGGAAAGGCATTAAGTAAACAAGTTGCTGTAGCTCCACTACCAGTACCACCACCACTATCAGAAATAGTAACACTAGGAGGTGTAACATATCCAGTACCACCGTTAGTAATAGTAATACCCGTAACAACACCACTAGTCATCTGCACTGTACCAGTAGCAGTTGTACCGCTAGGAGGTGCACTAAATGTAACAATAGGAGTTGTATACCCAGATCCACCAGTAAGGATAGTAGTACTTACAACCTTATCATTAGTGATCTTAGCAAAAGTACCACCAGAACTTAATGTATATCCATATGTACCGTTTTGAAGGAACATATAACTATTAGATAAAGTTTCTGTAGCATAACAGTTTTGAACAGTACCAGACATAGTACCAACACTACTAGTAGCATATGTAGATGGATTAATCTTATAAAGTGATCCACCAACAGCAGCATAAAGATAGCTGTTATATATGTGTAACATTTGACCAGAACTAGTTGGTAGGTATGGATCTAATACAATCTCCGATAAACCTGGTCGTTTAATAAACTCACGCTTATTGTGTCTAGATTCAAAGTAACCATTAACACTCTTTGAATCTTTGGTAAGCGTACCGTCACGTGTTTCAATTGGTTGTGAAAGTGGTAATCTTGTTATAGGCATTAGGGGGTATTCCTTGATCCGCTTACGTACATCCTAAAGTCTGGTTGGAAGAAAGTACTGTATGAATCAACATCCCAACCTTCTAACTGATCTTTGTATAGTTTAGCCTTTGCTAAGATCTCAGCTCGTTTGTTCTGTGGTACAGAATAGTCTACAGCCATTTGATCAGCAAGATTCCATACAAGAACATTAAACCATTCATTAGGAAAATCTGGTACATCACTAGCCTTGTTAATATCCTGAATAGGCATTTGCATAACAAGGTGTAAATTATAATTAGTAGCTACTGTACTATTAGGCGTTACATATACATATAACGTTCCATAGGTCGTCTTAACGTCGTAGAAGATACTATTAGATACACCAGTAGAAAACTTTGAACCTAATTCATTATATTCCTTTTTAGAGAACATTTGAAGTGGTACGTCTACTGGAGGTGTGGATTGGTTATTACGATAAAAAGCCTGTAACATCTTAAGAGGCTTATCAGTAATAGGTGTAGTAAAGTTTGTATCAAAACTATCGTACATAGGTACAGAACCAGAACCACCTAACGTATAGGTAGTAGTGTTATTAGTCATAGGAATAACTAACTCTTGGTTCTTCCAGATCTTTAATCCATCTGTATTCATTTGTTTAAGTAACAGATTAAGATTTAGAGATGCGTACTGAACAGTAGCTGCATCTGGTGTATCCCCGATCTCAAGGACACCAAGTTTGATCAGAGCCAATTGAATGATCTGATCTCTTGTAACTGAGAATGTAGTACTCATATTCGTGTTACCACCATAGTTAATGTTGCAGTACTGTTAGTAGTTATGTTACTAATAGGCAGTATACCATCATTAGTATATAAAACTTCTACAGGTATAAACTGGTCTGACTGTTCTGGTCTTGTAAAAGGAGGTGCTTGATAATCAGCAACACCACGTACGAAATCTTGAGGCTGTCTTGTTTCAAAACAACGCTCATCAACCATATAACCATCCCATCTCTTTTGAAGTTGGGATGCTTTTACAATACGTCCACAGGACTCGCATACAGCTTTCCAGTTGCCTCGGTCATACCTTGGCGTATAGGACATATTAACTCCTTAATAAAAGGCGTACAGCTTGATCTAGACCCATTGTCTGGGCTACTACAACAGCTAAAGCACCCATAGCTAGATACTTAATTTGGTTAAGACTCTTTTCTATGTTACCCATTTTAGTAGACATATCTAGATGACCAGCACGAAGCTCTTTAATATCTTCAGCATGGTTCTCTTGTGTAACTTCCAGTCGGACTACTCTGTTCTCAAGAGCTTCAATAGTCATTTATATATCCTTAATAATAATAATATTATACCATACTATTGTATGTTTGTCAAGCCTTATTAGACTAATAACCTAAATAAATTATATAACCTAATAAGCCACCCAAAGTTGTAGCTACAGCATCATATATATCAGCTGTATGGCTCTCTGGGTGGAAGTAATCATAGATCTCTTTTACTACTGCGCCAAGTATAGCAAGTGCTAAACCATAACCAAATAGCTGACCAATAGCAAATAAAACTACTCCACCCAAACAATGAGCTACTTTATCGCTTGGAATGGAGTTAAGTATTGCTAATATTTTCTCAATCATTATTCAGCTTTTGTTTTTTGTAGTTTAGCTTCATAGGCAGCAATAATTTCTGATGTCCATGCTGCTTGTGCAATAGATTGAACATTGCTTGGAAAAGAGGATACATCGCTACCTGGAGCAAAAGCCCATCTATGGTATGTTTTAGCAATTTCTTGATCATCTTTTATAATGCGAGTAACTTCTCGCACTTGTAATGTGCCATCTTCAATTACCTCAATTTTGTCTATTACCTTAATTTCTGATAATGCCATTTTAATACTCCTAAGAATTTGTTGTATATACGAAAAAGAATCCAAGTTCAAAGTTGGATGCAATATTTGCTGGGGCAACATAGTTACTTCCGCTACTTACAAAGAAGTCATATATTCTGAACTCTGTAGGAGCATCCCATTGCGGAGCACCTGCAATAGTGCTGTTTGTATGAGTAATATTGTATGTCTGAAAAACTGCTGATGGTTGTTGAATTGCTCCCATATCATTAGCTGGGAAAGGCAATGCAATGTAAGCATAAGAACCAGCAGTTCCTGTTCTTGTCGAACCTTTAATCTGACCAAAGACATATACCTGTTTACCAATTTTAATATAGCGACCAACTTGGTTACCATAAGTTCTTGAATAGCCATCTGTAATAGCAGGTGTCCATGTACCTTCCTCATAGTCATCTAGTGTATTTGCATTAGATGAAGCTGATTGAGTTGCTGGGAATGTGATACCATTGGAAACTTGTAATACTCCACCACCTGATGTTGCAGAAGTTAAACCAACTAGCAAGTTACCGCTAGAGTCTATTCTCATGCGTTCTGAGCCATTGGTATTTAATTTTACATAGTCAGCACCATAAACTGCCATTCCTTTTGTTGAATACAAATTTACATCATTAGCAGAAATACCAGCAAATGTAGATTGCGAACTGCCATAAACACCAAACAAACCAATAGAAGCAGAATCAGAATTCTCAATCCTAATTGCAAGGTCTGTAGTTGTTGTGCCTCCTTTTACATTCAATGGTCTTACAGGACTACTTGTTCCAATACCCAAATTACCAGAGCTATCAATACGCATCAATTCAGTAGTAGCAACACCACCATTATAGAAAGCTAAACCATCTGAACCACCTACAGAAATACGACCTAGTGGGCTAGAGTAATCAACAACCACACCATCAACATAAGTTCCTGTAAAGGTACCATTTTGGTAATCACCAGGTGATGTTATACCTTTTGTTCCGTCAAGGACAATAGACATTATTTAGCTCCTAATTGTGCTTCTAAAGATTCTACTTTAGCATTGAGTTCCTGAATTGCGGCAGTTAAAGTGGCCACCAAGAATGATGTATCAATAGCTTGAGGTCTGATTGAACCATCTTCTTCCAAAGCATCTTTTTCACCTGTAACAGCTAATGGACAAACCTCAGCTAGTTCGTGCGCAATAAAGCCTTCACTAGCTTCACCGCTTGCTTTCCAAGTATAAGTAACAGGCTTTAACTCTGCTACTCTAGCCAAAGCACCAGTCATTGGTTGAACATTTTCTTTTAAGCGATAATCAGATGTGGTGTTGTATGCCACTGAGCCTGAGTTAACTACAATAGAGCCAACACCAGAACCACGATAACGAAGGTTATAAGCAGTTCCATTATACGCATGGTTCCAGTAGTTGTTAGCGCCTGTTAGAGAAACATACCATCCTGAACCACCAATACTCATTGCATTTACTGTAGGAGGGTTTGCAGTAGCACTTGGTGTTGAATAGCCGTTTACAACATAGTCGGTTCCGTTGTATGAGAACGCTACGTTATTTTGACCATCACAAATATAGACTTGGTTGCTACCAATAGTTCCTGTCCATGTGCCAATAACTGTGTTGTAGCTACCTGTAGTTATGCCGTTACCGCTATAACCTATTAAAGTATTATTACTTCCTGAAGTTAATGATGGTGCAGTATTATACCCTACACAGGTATTATAGCTTCCAGTCGTAATGCTAGAACCAGCCACTGCTCCTAGCGCTGTATTTTGACCACCAGAATTTGTGTAATAAAGAGCTTGTTTACCTACTGCTGTATTGTTATAGTTTCCAGTACAAGAATATAAAGCTTGCACACCAACAGCAACATGATTTGCATATGTTGAATTTGAATACAAAGCCTGAGAACCTATTGCCACATTTTCTACACCAGTAGAAGTACTATAACCAGCCTGATAACCAACAGCTGTGTTATTAGATGCTGTGGTGTTGGAGTTAAGAGCTTGTTGACCAAACGCAGCATTGTATTGACCAGTTGTATTACTGAACAAAGAATTAGTACCAACAGCAGTATTTGAGCCAGCCGTAGTATTAGCCTTTAAAGCATTTATACCAACTGCCACATTGTCATTACCAGTTGTGTTTGTATATAAAGCTTGATTACCTATGGCGGTATTCTCAACACCAGTTGTATTACTATAAGCTGCTTGATAACCTACTGCTGTATTATTAGATGCTGTGGTGTTTGAATATAGAGCATCAGAACCACAAGCTGTATTACTAATACCACTTGTATTTTGAACAAGTGCATATCTGCCAAAAGCAGCATTATAGTTTCCTGTAGTATCTCTTAAAGCATATGCTCCAAATCCTGTGTTTGCAATTCCTGTAGTTGCGCTTTTAACTGCAAAATAACCAAATCCT